CAACGCCTTGTCGAAGCTGGTCCCGGTGTCCCGCCCGCCGCCGCCGGCAGATGCTCGAGAGCTGCTACCGCGAGACCGCCCAGCTGCTGCGACCGAGCCCAGCGAGCCCGAGCCGAGCCCTCCCATCGCAGACTTGGCTCGACCGAGCGAATCGGCGAATGCGTCGGCCAGCTTCGCCGAGGTCGTGAGCCACTTGTGGACCCCCTTGTCCCGCGCCTTCGCCTGCAGGATGACGTTGATCGTGGCCATCTATCGTCGTCGTCCGAGTAGTGCCGCGAGTACGGCTGCGAGGGATTGAGCGTTGGCGTTGGCGGTACGGGTGCGCTGGTTCTCGGCCGCGGCCGCGTGCTCGCGAAGCTCGTCGAGGGTCAGGTCGTCGACGTCTGCTTGACGCCAGCCGCCGTAGATCGCGAAGAGAGTCGAGCTGCGATGGCGGTGTTCTGCTGCTGTCCCGCTTTTTTTTTGAGAGCCTCGAACGCATCCCAAGCATGGATCGCATCCTCGGGACGCAGCGCGAGCATGAGCCCGAGCGGCCGGTCGGCAGCCTTGGCCAGCGCGACCAAGCGCCCCTTCCACTCGTTCTCTCGCGCAGCCGTGCCGGCGTGGAGCCGGAGATGACCAGCTCGGAGCGGCCCGATCTTCAGGGTCCCGACGCCGGGCGTGCGACAGCGGACCCGCGCGACGTTGCCGTCGATCTCGGTGAGCAGCACCCGCGCGACCGCAGCCCATGCCTGATCGGGCACGCCCGTGAGCAACTGCGTGCCGCCACCGCCGAAGTAGGTCGATCGACAGATGTTCGCCGCGTCCTCTCCGGTTGCCTCGACGACCAGCCCGAGCCCTCCGTCGACGTCGCTCGGGTCCATGCGCCACTCGACCGTGTCGAGATCGACGCCCGTCACCTTGGCGAACACGGCGTGCATGAACTGGTCAGATCCGTGCTGCGCCACGCACAGGTCCGCAGCCGTGAAGCCGCGGATCCTGATCTTGGTCGGGCGCTCGTCCTCGGACTCCTGGATCTCGGCGCCGTCGGGTGCGACGCGCGGCGGGATCGGGACCAGGTCCACCTCGTAGGGCTCGGCCGTGTCGGTCGCCGGCTCTGCGATGGCTTTGACCGCGTTGGCGATCGCGAACCACCCGCGGCCGCCGTCCTCGAGCTGCTCGAGCGGCAACAGCAATTCGCCGTCCTCGTCGACCGAGCACACCGATCGAAACGCCGCGTAGAGCTGCTCGGCCGTCGCCATAGCTCAGCTCCCGGCCTTGGTCTGGATGACCTGCTTGCCGTTGTAGGTGATCGCCACGTCGCCGGACCCGCCGGAGAAACTCGGCGGGTCTGTGTTGAACGCAGCCCGCATCAGCCATTCGTCGCCCGTGTCGGTCTGGACGCGGATGTCGACGTTGACGGCGGTGAACACCTCGACGATGTCCGTGCCAGCCTCGACCGCGCAGGTCAGCGAGATCTCGGCCGCCGTGCCTTGGCGCGTCGAGCCGACCACCTCCTGGCCTGCCAGGACCGGGGTGTTGGTGAATCCCCCGAAGTTGACGCTCGCGGTGCCGTCCTTGACCAACACCTTGCGGGTGCCGATCACCACTGCTCGAATATCGCTGATGAGTCGTGCCATGGCTTACCGCTTATCCCTGTACGCTGAAGGCGGTCACGATGTCGATCGTGCCGGTGTTGACGTAGTTCGTGCCCGGGATCGGCGGGCTCGTGTTGATGGTCAGCTCGTTCGCGCCCGAGCGCACCACTTGGAGGTTCTCCTCGTAGTACGTCGCGTTGTCCGTCCACGCGCGAGCCTGGAAGACTTCCAGGTTCAGGCTGATCATCACCTGCCGAATGCCCTCGGGATCGATGACTTGATCGGCGGTGTTGATGTCGTATTGCACCGCGCCGATGTCGTCGACCAGCGTCTTGCCGATGTAGGGCTGCAACACGATGAGCTGGAGCTGCCGGATCTCCGACGCGGTCAGCTTGGTCTCGGCGTCCTGGAAGATCTCGGACGGCTGACCGAGGCCGTTGGTCTTGTACAGCGTGACCATCCGCTGCACGCGAGGCCGACCGCCCACGAAGTGGAAGGTCGCGATCCCGCTGGCGAGCAACGTCTGCTGGTCGCTGGGCTGCAGGTACTCGGTCTCGTCGGGCGCGATCAGGCCGGGGATGTCGATGTTGTAGAGCGTGAGCTTCGGATTCTCGACCGTCGCTCGCAGCCCGGCGATCCGACCGGCCCACGTCCACGGGTTCGCCGGCATGTAGGGGTCGCCGAAGATCGAGATGTGCTTCGTGTCCTCGCCGAGCCCGAGGGTGGCGAGGGTTCCCACCGTGTCGCGGCGGCCGATGAACGCGTGGCCGTCGATCTGTCGCGACTCGGTCCAGCGGTCGTCGAGCTCGGTGATCGCAGCCGTGAGGTTGGCCGCGGCCGTGTCCGGCAGCACCCAGTACTTGTAGCGGGTCCCGCCCAGCACCGCGATCGCGGCTGTGAGGTTGGGATCGCCAGCGCCGGACGCCATCGCCACCGGCGTGACCGTGACTCCGGGCGTGTTCTGCAACACCCGGAACCGGATCTGGTTTCCGTGCGCGCCGATGCTGCGAGCCGTGAGCGTCTGGACGCCGAGCGCCACGCCGCTGGTCACGTGCAGATCGAGGTACTCGTTGACCGCGGTGTTGGCCGCAGCTGCGATCGTGCCGAACGCATCGCCGATCGCCACCGGGACCGTGATCGACTGGTCCTCGACCTGCAGGATCACCGGCGTCGCCGTGGTCGCCGTGCCCGTGTAGGTCAGCGTTCCCGTTGCGGCAACACCAGCCGGCGCGGCCATCAGCACGAGGGTCACGTCCGCGTTGCGGTTGGCTCCGAAGACGGCGATCACCTCCTGATGCGCCTGCGATCCGCGACCCGCGTAGGTGGCCGCCTCATCGGCCGAGAACACTCGCGTCGGTGTGTTGACGGCGAGCGAGCCGCCGGCCGTCTTGATCCCGAACACGAGGATCTTGTTCGCCGTGAACAGCGACCCCGTGCGTAGATCGCTGATTGTGTAGCGTCCGCCTGGTACCAGAATGCTCATTGCTCGTCGCCTTTCTTGCTGCTTCGCTCAGCCTTGGTCGGCTCGGCGGGCTTGCCCGGCTCGACCACCACGACCGACTTCTCGTTGATTCGCCGCTGCCAGTAGGACCCTTCAGCGCCGTCGAGCGAGACCTCGGCGCCATCGGGAGACAGCACGCGGCGGCGACCACCGACCACCGTCGGGTATGGAATCGTGGCCAGCCGCTGGACCCCGCCGACGTCGACCATCGCGGGCTTGATGAAAATTCGCTTGGGTGTCTTGGCTGCCATCATGTCACCTCGAATGGAACTTCGTCACCGTTGGGGTCACCCGCGTACTCGTCGGTGCCTTGAATCAGCAACAGGATCCCGTCGCCTTCGCGCTCGCGACCCGCGGCCCCGAGAGAGATCTCTTGCTGCCACTGGATGCCCCAGATCGTGTAGGCGGTCTTCTCGTCCTTGTCGAGATACCGCGAGCGGAACCTGACCGAGCCGGCGACCGGCGGCTTGCTGAAGATCTTGTCCGTATCCGCGTCGCGGAACACGTCGGCGTAGATGAAGCGCATCGCCTCGCCGATGAAGTCGAGCGCGTCGTTCGTCCGGTCAACGATCACGCCTCGGACGATCACGTACCAGACGAAGGTCGGCGTGCACTGGATCGACATGCCGTGGCCGACTCGAACGGCGTCGCCGTCGATGACCGTGACGATCGAGCGCGGCCCGAGCCCGGCCTGCTTCATGATGAATTCCTGCGTCACCGCCCCGCTGTGGCCGATCGTGGCGTGGCCGACGTGGGCGCCCATCCACGCCTGCACCTGCTCGACCACGATGTCTCGGGCCTTGCGTAGATTGCTCTGCGGGAGCGGGAGGGGCAGCACGGGCTCGGTGACGGCCATCGTCTACACGCCCCTCTCGAAGTCGGCCGGGAATATCGCGTCGAGCGAGCGCCCGAGTTCGCGGCTGATCCCGACGCACTCGCGCGCGGGCAGTCGTCCGTCGCGCGATCCGGTCTGATGGACCATCGCGTACGGCAGCGGCGAGCCGAATCCGAGCACGTCTCCGTTGCGATCGTAGGCGAGCGA